AGCGCTTGCCAGCTGCATAAAAGATGTCCAGGAACTGCCACCAGCTCGCTGACGGGCACAGCGTTGTGCCGTCGCCGCCCACTGTGGCCGGGAGGATTGGCCGGTTTCCGTCATCGGCAATGGTTTGCCCGGGGCGCGAATAGCCGTACAGCGTGTACTCAACGTCCGTGAGATAGATATCGGCCCAGACATTTTTCCCGGGGTCGATCGCCATTGCTCGAGGGTATGATTTCGGCCGCCAGTTCAGATCCCAGAACGAATACGGGTTGATCTCGCCGTCACCGGCCCGGCAGTGGAAGCCGCCGACAAGGCGCTCGCCAGCCGGTGGCGCTGTATCGGCATCCACGGCGTGGCGGCTGCCGTCACTGGCCAGATAGATGAAGTAATCGGTGCCCGGTGAGAGTGTCGGGAGCGCAACTACAGAGCCGGCAGCCACCTGCACAAAAAGGCCATCGACTACAGCGGTAATGGCGCTGGCCGTCTCTACGGTGGTGGTTGTGGGGGTGGTCCAGGCGGGCTGGGAGCCGTCGGATTTCCAGAAGGCGGTGCCGGTCAGGGTTTTGAGGTTGCTGATCGCCGTGGCGTTATTGGTGATCGCAGTTTCGTTGTTTCTGATCGCCGTGGCGTTATTGGTGATCGCAGTTTCGTTGTTTCTGATCGCCGTGGCGTTATTGGTGATCGCAGTTTCGTTGTCGTTCGCCTTTTGCTGGGCCACCAGAAGCGCGCTCATCCACTCTGCCGTGGTGCGCGTGTCCGTGGTCTGGTCGGCGGTAATGTTGAACTGGTTGGGATCGCCAAAGGCGGCGGCTTTCCGCATGTAGTGGAAGGCGGAGAACTTGCCCGTCTCCACCGGCACATCCTCGGCTTCGCTCGCCCACTTCCCGGCCTTGGTAGCTGAGCCCGACGCGGCGGTAGCTGAGCTGCTGGCACTGGAGGCACTGCCAGCGGCGGCTGTCTCGCTGTCCCCTGCTGCAGCGGCTGCATCAATGGCATCCTGCCGGGCCTGGTTGTAGTCGGCACTGCGCACCAGCATAGAGTCCCAATAGGTGCTGCCGCCGGCATCCAGTGGCCCGGTGCCTGTGACGGGGGCAATACAGACATACGATTGCCCGTCCTGCTCCACGCAGTCGTATTCCACGTAGGCAACCAGCGGATCGTAGGGGCCTTTCCAGTTGAATCGTACGCGGCCAAGGTTGAGAGTTGGCATTACAGGGTTACCTCCAGTTCGCCAGCTGCGTTAACGGTAAAGTTGTTGGCATCGGAATACCCGGCAAAGTGCGCGATCAGATCCGGGCCGCTCAGCTCAAAGTTGAGAAAGTCCATGGTTGTGGTGTCGTTGATGTTCTGCGCCACCAGCGCGGCCTCATCGGCGGCGGTGCTGGCCGTTTGGGCGTCGGCACTGACCTGTGCAGCGGTGTCGTTGACGGCCTGCTCGGTGCCTTGAATGTTGGTTTCACTGGTGGCGGCGGCCTGGGCAGAATTCCCGGCATCGCTGGCCGCCTGCACGGCGGTGGCCTCTGCACTGGTGGCGCTCTGCTCCAGCTGCTGGATACGAGCCTCGGCGGCCTCGATGGCTAGGCTGATCCCGCGTGCCGATTGCTCGCTGGCCTGAGCGTCCAGGGCGTAGAAAGCCGCACCTCGGATCCCGTTCTCGACCGCCGTCAGGCTGCTGGCCCACTGCTGGGATTTGTCCCGGGCCGCTTCGGCGGCAATGCGCGCCACTCGCACGGTGTTGGCGTCAATGGCCAGGTACCAGATAGTCTCGTCACCGAAAGCCGGGGTTGCGCCGGACGTGTGCTCGGCGAGGATCAGCACGTACAGGTTGGTGGTGACCGGATCCCGCACCACGTCGTTGAGGAAATACTTGGTGTTGGGCTGCCAATCGCCGCGGTTAAAGAAGCCGGAGACGAGCGCCAGGTCGCCATTGGGATCAAAGCCCAATACCCGGTTGCGCCGCTGCAGGGCGGTGGCGTTGAACTCCTGGCTGGCCATGCCCTCCTCAAACGGGAACTTGAGGGCGCGGCGGGTGTCCTGCTCGGCCTCCTCCAGGCCGGATTGAACCAGATCAAACTTCTCATCGACGGACTGGGCCTCGGCGGTGGTGCCTGGCTGGAAGCGTTGGCCCGGATCCGAGTTGTCGTAATACTTCTTAACCACGGCGATTTCTCCTCACATCGAAACTCAGGTCATAGCCCAGCACTTCGTGCGGCTGATCGCTGGATTCGGAGTAAATGGCAAAGTTGATCGAGGTACCGGTACCGGTAATGTCCAGGGGCTCCTGACCGAGGAACGGTACCGACCACTGGAACTCATCCCAGTTGCTGACGCTCCACAGGCCGCCACCTAGCAGGAAGTCGATGGCTTGCCGGCGCGGTGCGGCGGTTTCAATGTCGCCGTAGTCGAAGTCCGGCCAAACCCAAATGCTGGCGCTGCTGCCTGAACGCACATCGAAGAACGCCCGGCGGAAGCGCTTGCGCATCGAGGGCGCGTTCAGGTCGGTGTAGGCCAGGGTCAGGTAGGCCCGGATCAGCTGGCCGTTGAAGCTGTTGCCGCTGTCCAGGCGGTAAACCAGCCCCTTGTCGTCACCGAATAGAAGGAACTCCTCCCCGCTGGCCAACTCCGAGCTGTGACACACGGCCACCTGATCGGGAAAGTTGATCTGTGTGATACCGGTCGGGCTCAGATACAAGCCGCTGCCGTTGTCGAAGAACACCCGGTACTGCGCCTTTTCCCGGGAGACGCTGCTGGCAACCACCCGGTTAGCCAGGGTGGCCCCGGAAAACAGCGGCTCTACCGGCGCTCCGGGCTGCAGGGCGGTGAAGTCCCCGAACTCCTGCGCCGCCTGCAGGGTGGTCACGCCCCGCTCGGTGACGAAGTACGGGATCTGCAGCGATTGCGCCGAGTGGCGACGAGCGCCCACCCCCGGCACGGTAATCTCCAGAACAAAGTCAGCGCTGCTGCTGCCTCTGAGCGTCTGTACGCTGTTTCGGGTCAGCACATGAAGTACGCCCCCGATACCACTGACCATGCCGGTCAGGCGCTGCCCTACGCCCACCTCGCCGGCCCCGCCGGTTGCGGCGTCCCAGTTGGTCGGATCGCCAATGCCCGAGAACTGCAGGCTGCCGGCCTCAAAGCCCAGGAACAGATGGTTCTGGTGCAGGGCAATCATGGTCGCGCCAGAGGGCGCATTGGCCAGTATCGTCAGGGTGCCGGCCTGGTCCAGTTCAAACGGCTTCGCGCCCCCGACGCCATACAGCGCATTGCCCGCGTCGGTGGCGTAGGGGTTGCCCTCGTCAAACTCATGCCGGTTCGGTGCCAGCTCGCCGCCCGTCCCGATCAGCTCCCAGGTGGTTTGATCCACGCTCAGGCGATACATTGAGGCGGTACCGGCGACGGCATCCTCCCGAATGGCGTACTGCCGGTCGTAGAAGGTTGCTACACCCAGGACCGCCCCCTGCCCGGGCACTTCCGGGCCCAACTGCGTGTAGCCGTTGATCCGACGATAGCCACCGGTCACCGGGCATTCGTAGTTGACGCAGGAGCTGGCACTGCCCGGCTTCATCTGCCGGGTGGGTGTGACCAGATCCAGGCCGCCACCCAGCCGGACGTAGGCGGATTTACTCACGCGAGCGGCCCTCCACTTTCGACCATCGGCAGTTGATCCCGGACCATCTCCTCCATGATGCGAGCCTCACCGGAGCGCGCCGCCTGCACCACTTCTGGCGCATTCTCGTAGAGCCCGTAGTACAGCAGGGCCCGGTAGACAATGACCATGTGATACTGCTCCGGCATGCGCGGGGTGGTGCCGTTGTCGGCCAGGGCCTGCGGCGTGCGCCAATACTCGAAGGTCAGGGCGCCGTCCTCTTTCGGGGAGGTGTCCAGCAACAGAAGGCCGTCCGGGCGCCGGGTCAGAAAGCGGGGATGGGGCTGGCCGGTATCGTCGGCGTATTCCTTGCGAAACACGGCCCACGGTACCGCCGCCAGTGGCTCGCCATTGCAGGCCAGGGTCTGGTCGTCCCACGCGCGCAGATCCCCAGGCGGCGAGTAGTTGCGGAAATCCGCCACCACCGGCACGCTCGCCTGAGCCCACGCAAACCGCCAACGCTCCCGGCTCAGCTGGATCTCGCGCCACGCCTGCTGAACCCAGCTGACAAGGCGGGCGTATTCGCCGTTCTGGCCGGCGACGTTCTGAGGCCCGGTACCGGCGGCGCCGGCCTCCTGGCGCAGGCGCTGACACAGCTGAAGGAAGGTCATGGCTTAGACTTCGCGGAGGATCTGGAACGGATAGCTCAGCACTTCGGTACGCTCCATGGTGTTGGGGTCGTACTGGTACTGAACCGCGTTCTGCAGGATTTCCACCACAGATCCGGGCACAACCACTTTCTTGCCGCGTTGAATAACGTGGGTCTTACCGTTCACGCCAACCTGGA